TCCGGGGGTGGAAGTGTAATCGTGTGTGGCGGCAGACTTGACCACGGCGGGGCTTGACATGGCGGGGCTTGACAATGCCGTCCGCCGCTTGCCGCTTGACGATCCCGATTGGTTGCCAGTTTCCGCCCTTGCCGCCGAGCGCGGCGTCTCGAAGCAAGCGGTTTCGGAACGCGTCGCGAAATTCGTCGCAGCCGGAAAGCTCTCGACCCGCGGCGCTCGCCGCTCGCTGCGCGTGCACGCGCCGACGTTTCGCCAGCTCGTCGCCGCCAATTCAGATCCCGCGCAGGCCTTGCGCATCCGGCACGTCACGCCGCAAAAAATCGCGAAAGCGCCCGCGCTCGCCGACGAGCAGGCCGCGCCGATCGCGCCCTCGATCGAGGACGCGCCGGCCGCGCCGATCGCGCCCTCGATCGAGGACGCGCCGGCCGATCCGCCGGCGCGGGAAGCGCGCCAGCCGTCTGCCTATGACGACGCCTCGACGCGCGAGAAAAACGCCAAGGCGGCGCTCGCCGAGATCGAGCTTGCCAAGCGCCGCGGCGAGCTGGTCGCAGTCGCAGAGTTTGAAGCGGCGGCCATGCGCGTTGCAACGCAAGTCGCGCAGACGATCCAGGCGCTACGCGCCCAAGTAACGCCGCTCTATGCCGCCGCGCAGCGTGGCGAGGACGCCTTGCATACGGCGCTCAATCTCGCTGTCGACAAGACGCTGCAAACGATCGCTGCAGACATGGCCTCGCTTGCGTCCTCGACGCCGGACACGCCCGAAAGGGAATAAGCCTTTGCAAGCTCGCCGACCGTCGGCGCTGGCGATCCTCGCCGGCGCGCTCGCCGCTGCGATCCTGCCGCCCTCGCAGCTCACGCCCTCGCAATGGGCCGAGAAAAACCTCGTCGTGGTCGAGGGGCCGCGCGCCGGCCAGCTTTGGGACGCCAAGCAAACCCCGTATATCCCGGCGATTATCGACACGATTTTCGTCGGGCCGCATGTCAAGGGAACTGTCCGCAAGAGCGCGCAAACGGGCTTTACGCAAGGCCTGATCGCAATTTCGGGCTGGATCGTCTGCGAACGTCCGGCGCGCGCTCTACACGTTCTGCCCACGCTCAATCTTGTCAGGCGGTACAACCGCGACAAGCTGCATCCGAGCATCGAGGCAACCAAGGCAATGCGAGATCGCATTGCGTCTGTCTCGAAAACGCGCGCGCTCGCCTCGAATGCGGAAAACAAGCTCTTTCCCGGCGGTTCGCTGGCGCTCGTCGGCGCAAGTTCCGCCTCGGATCTGCAAATGCACACGGCGAAATATGCCTTGTGCGACGAGGTCGACCAATGGGAGAAGGATCTCGCCGGCCAGGGTTCGCCGATGGCGATGGTCGACTCCCGGCAGATCGCGTTTCACGCAACGCGCGATTACAAGAAACTGATCGGCGGCACGCCGACGACGAAAGGGCAATCCCTCGTCGACGCCGAATTTGAGGCCGGCGATCAGCGTTACTTGCGCCTGCCGTGTCCGCATTGCGGCGAGCGAATCCGCCTTGTGTTCGGCGGCTATGCCGACGAGCCGGGCGGCACGGGCCTGCGGTTCAATCGCAAGGCGCCCTACGACGCTCATTACGTCGCGCAATGCTGCGGCGCGCGTATCGAGCATTGGCAAAAAGAGGGCATGATCGACGCCTGCCTCGATCTGCCCGACGGCGGTTTCGTGGCCGAATGTCCCGAGCCGGGGCGCTCGCCCTCGTGGCATATCGACGCGATCACGTCGAAACTCACGACATGGGACAAGATCGCCGAGAATTTCGTTCAGGCTGGCGACGATCCGAACGCGCAAAAGATCTTCTATAACCATTGGCTCGGGCTTCCCTACGAGGAAAAGGGCGACGCGCCCGAGTGGAAAGTCTTGTATCAGCGGCGCGAAAGCTACGCGGAGCGCACGATCCCGGCCGACGCCCTGCTCGTCACAGGCGCGTGCGACGTCCAAAAGCGCGGCCTTTACGTCGAGCTTGTCGGATGGACGCCCGATCGGCGCGCATACACGCTGTATGCGGCATATCTCCCGGCGACGGGGCACGATACGGCCGACGAAAACGATCCCGTCTGGCGTCATCTGACCGAGCTTGTCGAGCAGCAAATGCCGACGACGTTCGGCGACACGCGCGGGCTCGATGCATTCGGGATCGACTGCCGCTTTAATGCGCCCGTGGTTTACGATTGGGTGCGCCGCCATCATGGCTGTTACGCAATCCGTACCGAGGAAGGATGGGGCCGCCCGGTTCTCGCCAATCCAATCAAGATCGATTTCGATTGGCACGGCCGCCGCATCCGTAACGGCGTCATGCAGTGGAAAGCGGGCTCATACGGCATAAAAGGCCGATTTTACGCGCATTTGCGGCGCGAATCCGCGCTTTCTCCCGAGGGAATCGTCGAATATCCGCCCGGCTATTGCCATTTTGGATCGTTTCTCGACGAGAATTACTATCGCCAACTTTGCGACGAGTTCATCGGGCTCGACAAAAAGGGGCAAAGGATCTGGAAAGCGCGCACGGGCGAGAACCATTTCCTCGACTGTCGCGTGCTGAATATGGCGCTTGCCTACGGAATCCTTGGGATCGAGCGGCGCACGCCCGAGCAATGGGCGGAAATCGCCGCCGAACGCGGCGCGCCTGCAGATCTATCGTTGCCGCTGCTCAAGCCTTTGACCGAGGCGCAGCCGGCGAAAACCGAAACCGACGACGACGAGCAGCCGATTGACCAGGGCGGCGCGTCCGATTGGAGCTTTAGCGGGGGCCGCTGGATATGACGACGGCAAGTGAGGCAATCGCGCAGCTCGACGCCGCGCTCGCGTCCGGCGAAAAGTCGATCGAGTACAACGGGCGCAAGATCGTCTATCAGGATACGACGGCCATGCTCGCCGCGCGCCAGCATTTCGAGCGCTTGGCGTCCGCCGCGCCTGCCGGCGATCCCGCGCCTGCCGAACGCAATCGCGTCACCTATGCGAGCTTTGCGCGTGACTGATTTCCGCCCGACATTTTTCGATCGCGCGCTGATCGCGATTGCGCCCATGCGCGGCCTGCGCCGGCTGCAGGCGCGCGTGGCGGCCGACTATGCGCTGCGCTCATTCGACGCCGCCAAGTTCGATCGTCGCCTCGGCTCGTGGACGGCGACGGGCGCGTCCGCCAACGCCGAATTGACCGGCGCGACGGATCGCCTGCGCTTCCGCGCGCGGGATCTTGAGCGCAACAATCGATACGTGTTCACGGCTGCGACGCAATTCGCAGGGAAAGTTGTCGGGACCGGCATAACGCCGCGCCCGATCCACTCGTCGGATCGTCTGCGCAAGAAGGCAAAGGACGCTTGGGATCGCTTTTGCGACACATGCGATCCCGACGGCCAGCTCGACTATTACGGCATTCAAAGCCTCACGGCGCGCACGCTGTTTCGTGACGGCGAAATCCTGCATGTCTGGCGCTCGCGAAACGGCCTGCCAAATTCGCAGATCTCGACGCTCGAAGTCGATCACCTCGACGCCGGCCGCTCGCTCATGTCGGGCAGCAAAAGCGTTCTCGGGATCGAGTTTGACGATTTCGGCGCGCGCACGGGTTATCACTTGTTCCCCGTGCATCCCGGCGAAACCGGATGGCAACCGACGCGCGGCAGCTCGAAGCTTATTTCGGCCGAGTACGTCGATCATTATTTCCACCGCACGCGGCCCGGCCAGATCCGCGGCGTCTCGTGGCTTGCGCCCTCGATTGTCGCGCTGCGCGGCAATGATGACATTGACGAGGCCGTTCGCTGGCGCAAGCGGCTTGAGGCCTGTATCGGCGTCATTCTCGAAACGCCCGAAAACACCGGGCTCGCGCCCGTCGTCGGAAAGCAGACGAAACAAACGGCAGGCGACGGCAAGCCGCGGATCGAAGAGCAAGTCGCGCCGGGCATGGTTCTGCGCATGGGACCGGGCGAGAAGGCGCTCGCCTTTCAGCCGACGGCGAGCGGCGACACGGTCGAGTATCTGCGCTCGCAGCTCTATGCATTTTGTGCGACGACGGGCGTCTCGTATCACGCGATTACCGGCGATGCCTCGCAAGCAAATTACTCGTCGATGCGCGCGGCCGAGCTGGCCGGCAATGTCATTCTCGACACGGTTCAATGGTTGATCATGGCGCCGCGCGTCAAGACGGCATGGCGTCGCGTTATGCAGCGCGAGGCGCTGTTGACGGGTGACAGCCGCTTTTTCGACGTCAAGTGCGCGCTCGCCATGCCGGTTCGCCCTTGGGTTGATCCGGTCAAGGAAATCACGGCGAAGATTTACGAGATCCGCGCCGGCCTGCAGTCAATGCCCGATGCACTCGCCGAGCGCGGCGTCGACTGGATTGATCAGCTCGCCGAAATCGAGGCCTTTATCAAGAAGCTCGACGCGGCCGGGATCGTGATCGAGACGGATGCGCGCCAGACGACGCGCGCCGGCCAGATCCAGGCGACGCTCGTCGCCGGCCAGTCGGCCAACAATTCCAACTGACACGGGGTTTCACATGAAACGCACTGCAGGCGCGCCGCCGGCGCGCACGCCGAATGTCGCGCGCATGACGCCCGATGGCTTCCAGCCGGGCGAGGCGCTGGCGCGCGAGGTTCGCTTTGCGCCGGGCTCGTATGACTCGAAGGCGCGCACGGTCGAGGCGGTTTTCGCCGCCGGTACGGCCGTGCGCCGCTGGGGATATATCGAAACCGTCCGCATGACGCCCGAGGCCGGCGATCTGTCTCGCGTCGTCGCCGGTCAATGCAAGCTGCTCGACTCGCACAATGCGTATTCGATCGACGCCATTCTCGGCAGTGTCGAGGATGCGCGCTTCGAAAACGGCCAGCTCGTCGGCCGCTTGCGCTTCGCGGATACGGAAAAAGGCCGGATGGCCGAGGCAATGGTCGCTTCTGGCGATCTGTCCGGTATCTCGATCGGGTACGCCGTCGAGATCTGGGAAAAAATCAGCGTCGAAAACGACGTCGAAACGTGGTGCGCCGCCAAGTGGACCTTGCTTGAGGTCACGCTTTGCGCGGTTCCCGCCGATCCCGCGGCGACTGTCCGCAGCGGGCACACCGGGCCGAATGCCCAAGCAACGATGGAGACGGACGATATGAAGCGCAATGCTTCCACTCCGGCGCCCGGTAATCCTGCCGGCGTCGCCCCTGCCCCTGCCGCCGCTGCGGCTGCGCCGGAAACGCGCGCCACGCCTGCAGCTACTCCCCCCGCGCCTGCCGCGCCCGTCGCCGCCCCTGCGGCTGCGCCTGCCGCCGAGCAGCGTTCCGAGGGCGCCGTTGCCATTGTCGGCATTTCCGGCGTTCTTTCGGCCGCTGCGGCCGTGTCGCTCGTGCGCCAGGCCGAAGCGTTCGGCCAGCGCGATCTCGCCGAAAAGCTGATCGCCGAGGGCCGTTCCGCCGAAGTCGTGCGCGAGCAGATCCTCGCCGCTGCGGCCGAGCGCCAGGCGCCGACGACGACGGTCGGCGGCCCGCGCGCCGAGATCACGCGCGACGCCGGCGACATGCTGCGCCGCGCCGTTTCCTCGGCCATCCTGTTGCGCGCCAATCCGAATGCGATCTCGGCCGACACGGCCGAAGGCCGCGCCGAGATCGAGCAGGCGCGCAATTTCCGCGGCATGTCGCTGCTCGAAGCGTTCCGTTCCTATGCCGAGGAATCGCACGGCGTCCGCCTGCGCGGCCTTTCGCGCATGGAGCTGGCGACGCTCGCTCTCGGCCTGCCGGATATGGGCGTCATGAGCCGTTCGCAGCTCTCGACGTCCGACTTTCCGAACATTCTCGCGAATATCGCGACCAAGCGCCTGCGCGACGCCTATGCGGCCGTGACGCAGACTTGGCGGCCGTTCTGTCGCCAGTCCAATTCGCCGGATTTCAAGCAGAAATCCGTCGTTGCCCTTTCGGGCCTGCCTACGTTCAAGCTCGTCCGCGAGGGCGCCGAGTACGAATATTCCGGCATGGCGGACGGCGCGGAAAATTACGCGCTGGCGACCTATGGCCGCATCGTTGCGATCACGCGTCAAGCGCTGATCAACGACGATCTCGGCGCCTTCGATCGCCTGCCGACGTTCGTCGGCCGCGCTGCGGCCGAACTGGAAAACGACACGGTTTGGGGCATTCTCACGACGAATGCCGCAATGTCCGACACGGTCGCGCTGTTCCATGCGACGCACAAGAATCTCGGCACGACGGGCGCGCTGGCCGAGGGCACGATCGCCGAAATGGAACAGCTCATGCTTGAGCAGAAAGACGCGTCCGGCAAGACGCCGCTCAATCTGCGGCCGAAGTACCTCGTCGTGACGCCGAAAAACAAGGTTGCAGCTCAGAAGCTGCTTACCGCGGTCCAGGCGACGACGACGTCCGGCGTCAACGTGTACGCCAATTACATGGATCTGATCGTCGAGGCGCGTCTCAAGCCGACGTCGGGCGCCGAGCCGTATTTCGTGATCGGCGATCCCGCGCAGCTCGACACGATCGAGTTTGCCTACCTCGACGGCCAGGAGGGCGTTTACACCGAGCAGCGCGCCGGCTTCGAGGTCGACGGCATCGAGATCAAGGGCCGTCTCGATTTCGCCGCCAAGGCGATCGATTGGCGCAACATGGCGAAAAACGTCGGCGTCTAGCCGACGGGCCTCGTCGCATGACGGCGCGTCCGCCGCGGCGCGCCGTTCCCGCTTTCCCTTTCAACCTTCCCCGCGAGATCGACGGCCAACGCGCCGCTCGCAAAATACCGGAGTGAGATCCGATGCAGAATTACGTCAACGAAGGCGAGACGATGAATGTTCTCGCCACTGCGGCGGCCGTGACGGCCGGCGTTCCCGTCGTGATCGGCCAGACTGTCGTCGTGCCGAAGGTGTCGGCGGCGATCGGCGAGGATTACGTCGCCTCGGCCTCGGGCGTTTTCGAGCTTGCCAAGGCGGCCGTGGCGATCGGCCAGGGCGTTCTCGTCTATTGGGACAACGCCGCTAAGAATGTCACGACCACGTCGGCCGGTAACACGCTGATGGGCCGTTGCTGGAAAGCCGCGATTTCCGGCGACGCGACCGTCTATGTCAAGTTGACTCCGGTCAACTGATCGCCTGCGCATGGGCCTCGACGCCTCGCGCCTGCTCGCCGCGGTTCACAAGCGCCTTGGGACCGCGGCGACCTACACGCCGCCAGACGGCGGCCCAAGCGACGCCGTCGCCTGCTCGGCGATCGTCGACAGGCCGGACGAGACGGCCGATCTCGGGCCGCAATCTTTCGTCGCGACGAAAACCTCGATCGAGGTTCAAATTTCCGAGATCCCCGCGCCGGTCAAGGGCGGCACGTTCGCCGTCGCCGGCAAGTATTTCCGCATTGCCGCCGCGCCCAAGCGCCTCGATCCCGATGGCCTCGTGTGGACGTGCATTTGTGACGCCGTGGCCGGGCCGTGAAATCAGAATTTCGCTTTACGCTTGAGGGGCCAAGCGAGGCCGACGTCGCGCGTCTGCTCGAAGCGCAGCGCGCGCGCCTCGCGCGCCGGATGCGAGACGGAACGGCGCGCGTCACGCGCGAAAACGTCCTCGATCCGCTGCGCGCCCAGGTCAAGGGCGCGCTCAAGTCGCGCAAGCTTCCGACCGCATGGCGCTCGCGCGTCTATCCGACCGATGCAACGCAAGACTCGCTCAGTCCGGCCGGCTTTGTGTGGTCGCAGGCGCCGCAGATCATGCTCGCCTTCGACAAGGGCGCGACGATCCGGCCCGTCAACGGCGCACGCTATCTCTGGATTCCGACCGAAAATGTCGCGGTCGGCCGCGGCGGCCGGCGCGACGATCCGAAAACGACCGAGCGCAAGGTCGGAAAATTCAGCTTCGCGCCGTCAAAGGGCGGCAATGTCGTTGCCTTCGCGCGCGTTGTGCGGCGCGCCGGCGGCCAGCGTCGCGGGCCTAAGTTCGGCAAGGCGCCCAAGGGCAAGAAGGCGGCAAAGCCGGTCGAGCAGATCGTCTTTTACGTCCTCGTGAAGCAAGTCACCTTGCGCAAGCGCCTCGATATTGGCGGCGTCGCCGAACGCGCGCGGCCTGCATTCGTCTCGGCAATTCAGGAAGCGACGAGCGGACAATGAGCGCAACCGAAACCGCGATCCTTGCGCTCGTCGATCGTCTCACGATCACGACGGCGCTTCCCGCGCCGCGCCGCAATATCGCGCTCGATCAATATGCCGACGAGGCCGAGCAGGCCGACGGCTCGACGCTCGTTTCCGCGCTCGTCGTCGCCGACGGCGAGAACATTTCGGCAGTCAAATATCTTGGCGATCCCATTGGCTTCGAGCTTGTGCATCGCGCCGAGATCAATTGGGCCGCGGCAAGCCTGCCCGGCCCGGATCTCGACAAGGAATTTGATCAGGGGCTCGAAGCAATCGCCGGCGCGATCGAGGCCGATCCGACGCTCGGCGGATCTGTCACGCGCGCCGAGATCATCCAGGCGCCCGAGCGCGGCCTCGAAGAATGGGGCGCAAAGACTGCCAAGACGGCGCTCGTCTTTGTGCAACTCACGTACTTGTCAACGCGAGCTTTCTAGGAGCGACCACAATGCCAGATCCCGACAAGACGCCGACGACGCCGCCCAAGGGGCCGACGCATCGGGCGATTTTCATCGAGCGCGATACGCCGATCTATTCGGCGGGGCGCGTTCTGATCGACCGCGACGGCTCGCTCGCCGCGGAATGCGGCGACGCCTGCCGGCCGGCGACGCCTGCCGAGATCGGGATCGCCGGCCTTTCCCTCGAAATCTCGGAGTAACGACCCATGTCGACCGCTGCAATCGCTCTTGGCCAGGTGGCGAAACTGGCCTTTGCCGACGAGGTCGGCGCTTATGGCGTCGCCGCCGCTACCGGCTACCGGAACGCATTTTATTACAAGTCGAGCCTGCGCGAATCCAAGCCGATCGAGTCCGATCCGGTTATCGGCGCGGGGTTCAACAATACGCGCGACGCCACGACGCCGGCGCCCTCGCTCGCCGAGCATGGCGGCCAGCTCGAATTGCCGATGTGCCTCAATCAGATTGGCGATTGGCTGAAACTCGTTTTCGGCGCGCCGACGACGTCGGGGTCGACGAATTACACGCATCTGTTTTCGTCGGGCGGCCTCACGCTGCCGACGCGCACGATCGAGCTTTCGCCGGCGGCGAGCGATTTCCGGCAGCATGTGTCGTGCGCGGCGCGCTCGCTCAAGATCGATATTTCGGATAAGGCGGGCTATCAGCGCGCAATCCTCGATCTGCTCGGCTACGGCGAGAATATGCTCGGCTCGACCGGCGCAGGCACGCCGACGGCTGCGCGCGCTTATGATCCGCTTGCCGCGACGATCGGCCTCGTCAAGCTCGGCGGCGTGCAGGTCGGATCTCTGCTTGCGGCCAGCCTCACTTACGAGACGGGGCTCGCGCAGGATCGCTATGTCGACGGCGTCGGCAATTTCGGCGCGGCGATCCTCGCCTCGCAGGCGATGCTCACCGGCGAGCTGCGCGTGCGCTATACCGGCTCGGCGCTCGACGCCGCGGCGCTCGCCGAGACGGATCAGTCGCTCGAATTTTCCTTCACCAAGAGCGCAAACAACTCGATCTCCTTCCTCGCGCCGGCGGCGCGCCTCGGCCGCGCCGGCGTGCAGATCGAGGGGCCGGGCGGGATCGAGCAGGCGCTCCCCTTCCGCTGCGCGCAGACGTCGGGCGCCGCCATGCTCGCCGTGACGCTCAAGAATCAGCAGGCGACGTACTGACATGTCGATCCGCATCGGAAAGCCTGCCGAGTTCTCGCGCCTGCCGCTTGCGGCCGGCGCGTGGATCTCGTTGCGGCCTATGTCCTCGGTCGACCGCGAGGCCGGTCGCATTGCTGCGCGGCGCGCCGCGGACGCAATCGTCGAGGGCAAGGCCTCGCTCGCCGATTATGGGCTCGGCGAGATCGGCGAGGATCTGGCCGACGTCGATCTGCGCCTCGGCCTCGGCGCGCTGATCGCGCTTACGGAAATCACATTCCGCTGCGCCGAGGCATGGGAAGGCGTCTGCGACGCCGCCGGCGCGCCGCTTCCCTTGGCGCGCGCTTCGATCTCGGCCTTGCTTCGAGATCCCTTCTATTTCGATTTGATCGATTCCACGCTTTCCGTCGGCGTCGTCCAGGTGGACGCCGAGGGAAACGTGTCCGCGCCCTCTGCGAATGGCGAGCAGGCGGGGGCGCAGACTACTGCGACGGATGCAGGCGGCTCGGTGCCCCCTGCGCAGACGGACGGCGAGGCCTAACCGGCAAACGCTGTCCCGAACGCGAAAACGCGCCGCATACGCCGCAAGGCGCGCTCGCTGCGACGCTCGCGACAACGCCGGGATTGATCAAGCGGCACGGTATGGACGGGCGCGCCGGCGGCATTGATTACGCAAGCGCGCTCGCCATGATCCCGGCCGAGTTCGATCGGGCCGAATTTTCCTTCCTCTTGCGGCAGGCCGAGGCCGGCTTGCTCGCGGGGCTCGCAAAGCTCGAAAGCTGACAGAATGAACCTCAATAATTCTGTCTCGATCCGCCTTGGCGTCGAGGGCGACAAAGTCGTCAACGAAGCTGTGCGCGAGATCGGCCGCACGGTTCGCACGACGATGGATCAATCGGCGGCTGCGACCGAGGAAGCGGGCCGCAAATTCGATCAGCTCGCCCGTCGCCTCGATCCCGTGGCGGCGGCTGCGGCGCGTCTTGCCAATGCGCAGGCGATTGCCGATCGCGCCGTCGCCTCGGGCGCGCGCAGCCAGGAAGATGCATCGCGACTGATCGAGGCGGCGCAGGCGCGCTATGCCGTGGCGGCGCAAAAGACGGTCGAAACGACCGGGCTTGCCAGGCACGAAATGGTCAACCTCGGACGCCAGGCGCAAGACGTCGCCGTGTCGCTCGCCGGCGGGCAATCGCCGATGATGGTCCTTATGCAACAGGGATCTCAGGTTGCAGATATTTTCACGTCCTCGAAGGCCGGGCCGACGGCCGCGCTGCGCTCGCTCGGCGCGACGGCCGCGAGCGTCGCGACGAGCGTCGTCGGGATCGGGGCCGTCGTCGTCGGCTCGCTCGGCGTCGCTGGCTACGCCTATGCAAGTTTCATCGATCAGCAACGCCAGCTCGAAAGGGCGCTCAATGGCGTCGGGCGGGCGGCAGGGGCGTCGGCGGACGGCCTGCGCGCCTATGGGGTAGCGGGCGCAGCCCGCGCCGGCCTGTCGGGCTCTCAGGGCGTCGAGCTGGCCGGGCAGTTCGCCGGCACGGGCCGGATTTCCGGTCAAATGATTCCGGGGCTGATCGAACAGTCGGCGCGTTATTCGCGCGTGTTCGGTACGGATCTCGCCGACGCCGCCAAGGAAATCGGCGACGCCTTTGCAAGCCCGGCCAAGGGCGCAGACAAGCTTAACGAGCGCTTGGGCTTTCTCGACGCCGCGACGCGCCAGAATATCCGCACGCTCGAAGCGCAAGGCAATGTCTTCGGCGCGCAGCGCGCGCTTTTCGCGGCCTTCTCTGCGGATCTTGCGACCGCGACCGAGCGCACGGGGCTGCTTGAACGGGCGTGGCGCTCGATCAAGGGCGCGTGGGGCTCATTCGAGCAGGGCGTCGGCTCGCTCGTCGATCCCTCGATACAGCAACGGATCGACGTGATCGAGGGCATGACGCGCCGGCGGAATGTCTTTGGCACGACGACGCGGCTTACGCCGGCGCAGCAATCCGAGCTTGAGGATCTGCGCCGGCAATTGCGCGAGGCCGAGCAAAAGGCCGAGCAGCAACGCATCGAGCAGGATGCGCGCCGGCGCTCGATCGAGGCCGACGATCTCGTGCGCCAGATCCGCCCCGAATTGGGCGAGCGGCAGGGCCTTACCGACCGCAAGGCGTTGCTTGAGCGCGCCCTCGGCGATCCCGAAGTCGTCAAGCGGCTCGGCGTGGCGGCCGACGACGCAAAGGATGCGCTCGGGCGGGTTTCGACGCAGCTCGCCAATTGGCGGACGCCGCTCGGCCGCCTCGTGCAAGACGGCGCGCTCGCCGTCCAGGGGATCGAGGCCGTCACCTTCGCGCAAAAGGCAAGCGTTGCGGCCGAGCAGGCGCGGCTTGCCGTGCTGCGCGAGTCCGGCGATACGATGCGCGCGGCTGCGGCGGCCGAAAATGCGCGAAACGAGTTGATCGCGCAGGGCAACCGCCGCGGCGATGAAATGGTGCGCGACGCCGCGCGCAGCCTGTCGCTTGCCGGCCTCGACCCGCGCGAGCGTGCACGCCGGCAGATCGATTTCGAGATCGACGATTTCAAGCGCGCCTATGCGCCGAAATCCGGCGATCTCAAGCCCTATGAGGCAAGCGGGCCGTTTGCCTCGCTCACGCCGAGCGTCGATCGCGCCTCGAAGGCGCTCGACGCGCTCGCCTCGTCCGCTGGCCGGGCCTCGGGCGCCGTTGGCGGCGGCGCGTCCTCGCTTCCGATCTTCGCGCAGGGCTCGGCGCTGCTCGATGCGATCATGCGCGCCGAGGGCACGGCGCGCACGGGCGATCCCTACAATACCTCGCTCGGCTATCGCCGCTCGCCCAAGCCGCTTACGTCAATGACGCTCGACGAGTCGCTTGCTTGGGGCGAGCAGATCGCCCGTGACGAAATGGCAAAGCGCGGGATCTCGCGCGGCGAGGCAAGCTCGGCCAAGGGCGCATTCCAGATCGTCAACTCGACGCAGCGCGACGCCATGAAAGCGCTCGGCCTGTCGGGAGACATGCTCTTTTCGCCCGAGATCCAACGGCAAATGGCTATGTGGATTTTCAAGACGCAGGGCATTGGCGCTTGGGAAGGGTTCAAGAATGGCGGCGCGGCCAACGACAATCCCGTCCGCCCGCTGGCGTCGCGCGCCGGCGAGCAGGCCGAGCGCGCGCGGCAGGATCGTTATCGCGAGTACGATCAATCGCGCGTCGCCGAAATGGTGCGCGACGCAAACAACGAAATCGAGCAGCAAAATCGTTTGCTCGATGCGAATGTCGCTAGTTTCGGCAAGTCGACGAAGGAAATCGCGCAGGCGCGCAAAGAGCAGGAATTGCGAATCCAGGCCGTCCGCATGGGCCTGCCGATCGACGACGAGCTTGCGCAGAAATTCGCCGAGATCGCACGTCGCGCCGGCGAGGTTGCGCAGCGTTCCGAGGACGTCGCCAAGGCGCAGGGCAAGCTCGTCGGCGCAATGGACGGCGTGCGCTCGGGCGCGCGCGATCTTCTCGGCACATTCGTTTCGGATCTGCGAAACGGGCAGTCGGCGTCAAAATCCTTCGAGGATGCGATCACCAAGCTCGCCGACAAGCTGATCTCTGTTGGCCTCGACAAGCTGATCGAGGGAATTTTCGGCGAGACGGGCAAGGTCGGCGGCGGCGTCGGCGGCGGCATGATTGCACAGTTTTTCAAGCTTCTCGGCTTTGCCGAGGGCGGCGTCATGTCCTCGGCCGGCCCGATTCCGCTGCGGACCTATGCGGCGGGCGGCGTCGCCTATTCGCCGCAATTCTCGATCTTCGGCGAGGGCGGATCGCCCGAGGCCTATGTGCCGTTGCGCTCGGGCGCTATCCCCGTGACGCTGCATGGCCGCGCCGCCAATTCAAACCAGGCGCAGGCCGCGCCCGTCTTTGTCAACGTGATCGGCGCGCCCAAGGGCGCGCGGACGGAAGAATCGACCGATAGCCGCGGCGGCCGGCGTATCGACGTGATCCTCGACGAAAACGTCGCGCGCTCGATGGCGTCCGACCGCGGCGCGCAGGCAATGGCGGCGGCCTATGGCGCGCGCAGGGTGACGGCGCAAAGATGAGCTTGATTTACTGGCCGGCGGATCTGCCGCAGCAAGTGCGCCAAAGCGGCTTTTCGACGCAATTGCGCGACGGAAACCAACGCACGAAAACCGACGCCGGGCCGGGCAAGGTGCGCCGTCGGTTCTCGGCTGCAGCGCGTCCGCTCGCCTGCTCGGTTCTGCTCGATCGCCAGCAGCTCGCCCGCTTCGAGCGATTCCACGACGAGGAAATCGCGCTCGGATCTCTGCCTTTCATCATGCCCGATCCGATCTTCGAGGGCGCCGAATTGGACGGCCTCTTGACTGAGGGCGATGCGCCCTTGCTGATCGTGCGCGCCAATCTCGTGCGCTTCACCGAGGCGCCGCAATGGGTGACGGCCGGGCCGGTTTTCCAAGTATCCCTGCCGCTTTCGATCCTGCCCTGACACATGCCTAATCTTTCGCTCACGATGCGTCGGGCGATGCACGCGGAATCAACCGACGAGGTTGCCGTCGCGCTCGTCACGATCACGCATGACGATCTCGACACGCCGATCCGGCTTTCGAGCGATCCGACCGAGCGGATCTCGCTCGATCCTCTCGCCTATGGCACGCGCACGCGCACGGACGTTTTCTATTTCGTCCTTATGTCGGTCATCATTCCCGACGAGTCGCGCGGTACGCCGTCGCGCTCGCAGCTCGTTCTCGAAAACGTGACGTCGGACATGGTCGCGCTCGTGCGCTCGATCGTCTCGCCGGCAAAATGCCGGATCGACATAGTCGCGGCGTCCAATCCCGACATGATCGAGCGCACGTATGACGATCTGGAAATCACAAAGGCAAGCTACGACGCCGATCGCGTAACGCTCGAAGTCGGCTTGGAAAATTTCGCGAATGAGCCGTGGCCGTCGCAGCGCATGACAAAATCGCGATTTCCCGGCCTTCACAAGTAACGCACTGGTCTGCCGCTTACGTCGGCGTGCCGTGGGTTGCGCGAGGACGGGATCGCGATGGGCTCGATTGCTATGGCCTCGTGCGCCTCGTTTTTGCCGAGCAGCGCGGCGTCGAGCTTCCCGAATATGAGGGATATGTGTCGGCCCGCGAGCGCGCCGAAATCGCGGCCATGATCGAGGGCGCGGCGGGCTCGGTTGACTGGCGCAAAATCGACAGGGCCGAGGCCTTCGACGTCGCCGTGTTCCGCACGGGGCGTCTGGCCTCACATGTCGGCGTGATGATCGACGCCCGGCGCATGTTGCACGTTGCGGACGGCCGCGAGGCCGAGATTTCAAGGATCGACATAGGGCAATGGTCAACTCGATTGATCGGCATATTTCGGCGGACGTAGCGCCGGCGATTGTCGTCAAGGCAATGCCTTGGATCGACCCGGCGCGGAAAACCTCGTTTGTCGTCGGGCCGAATACGTCGGTTGCCGAGATCGTCGCCGCAGCCCTGCCCGGCATTGCATCGCTCGATCATGTGCGCGTGACGATCGGCGATCTCGTCGTGCCGCGCGACTATTGGGCGAGCGTCCGGCCGCGCCCAGGTACGAGCGTTGTCGTGCGCGTGCTGCCGGGCAGCGGTAATTTGCTGCGCTCGGTTCTCACGCTCACCGTTGCGGTTGCGGCGCTCGCGCTCGGCCAGTTCTATGCGGCGCCGCTTGCGGCCTCGGCGCTCGGCTCGATGCTTGGCCTTACCGTCTCGACGTCGAGCGCCCTGATCGCCGGCGGCGTCCTGCTCGTCGGGACGCTTCTGATCAACGCCTTTATACCGGCGCGCAAGAAATCGGCCGACGCGAAGGAATCGCCGGCCTATTCAATCCAGGGCTGGCGCAATCCGATCAATCCAGACGGGGCGATTCCTGTCGTCATGGGCCGCCATCGCTTCGCGCCGCCTCATGCCGCCTATCCCTTCACTGAATGCATTATCGACGATCAATACGTCACGGCGCTTTTCTGCATCGGGCACGGGCCGGTCGAGATCTCGAATATTCGCATCGGCGAGACGGCGATCGAGAAATATACCAATGTCACCGTGCAAACGCAGAATGGCGTGATCGGCGACACGCAACAAACGCTCTACACGCAACAGACGATCGAGGAACAAGTTTCGGTCGAGCTGTCCTATGCGCGGGCAAACACATTCGGACCCGATAGCCGTTTCACGGCGGCCGACGCGACCGAGTTCTCGATCGATATTCAATTTCCCGGCGGCCTCGCGGGCTTTGTTGACATCAACAAAAAATCCGTGCGCGTTCCCTTTGTCGTGCCGTTCGTTCTCAGCATTCGCGAGGAAAGCAGCGCGACATGGATCGATTACCTCGACGTGCAAGTCTTGCACGCGACGACGCGCCCCTTTACGCGCACGTTCCGTAAGACGCTGCCGACGCGCGGGCGCTACGAGGTCAAGCTCGTGCGCGCCTCGATCGATTGGGACGATCTCGATCAATCGTACTTGCCGGCGCAGATCACCTCGCGCGCCTTTTGGACGGTCATCCGCTCGTATCGGCCCGAGCATCCGCTTAATGTGAATTTTCCGCTTGCCTTGATCGCCGTCAAAGTGCGCGCGACCGGCCAGCTAAACGGCACGCTCGAAAATCTTTCGGCGGACGTAGCGCGGATCTGTCTTGATTGGGATTATCTGTCGCAGACATGGATCGAGCGCGCGACCAACAATCCCGCAAGCCTCTTTCGCTATGTGCTGCAGGGCCGCCCGTTCGCCTATCGCCGCGCCGATGCGCAAATCGATTTCGAAGCCTTAGCGGATTTTCACGATTTCTGCCGGATCAAGGGGCTTACGTACAACCGCATTCACGACGCGCCGACGTCGGTTTTCGAGGCGCTGCTCGACGTTGCCGCGGCCGGCCGCGCCACGCCGCACCATGACGGCGAAAAATGGACCGTAATTATTGATCGCCCGCGCGAAATCGTCACTGCGCACATTTCGCCGCGCAACTCGTGGGGCTTTAGCGGCGAGCGTTCCTATGTGCGCTTTCCCGACGCGTTTCGAGTCAAGTTCAAGGATGCAACGAGCAAATTCGGTTACGAGGACGCCGAGCGCTTGATCCCGTGGCCGGGTTTCGTCGGCGATCCCGAGATAACGGAAGAATTGGAATTGCCGGGCGTCACCGATCCCGCGCAAGTCTGGCTTCACGGCCGGCGTCGGCAGTACGAATTGATGCTCCGCCGCGATGAATATTCGGCCATGCAGGATTTTGAAGCGATCACCGTACAGCGCGGCGATCGTGTCGCCCTGTCGCACGACGTCCTCGATCGCGTTCAATTGTCTGCGCGCGTGCGATCCGTCCAGGCAGGCCAGAAGCTTGCCGAGGATCACTATGACGGCGGATCAGTCGCGCTCGACGAAATCGTGACCATGCAGGCCGGCAAGGACTATGCTGTGCGCTTTCGCCGCGATACCGGCGAAAGCTTGCTGCGGCTGATTGCGACGGTTCCCGGCGAGTCGAACGGCGTCTTTCTCGTCGGAACTGGCGCACTGCCGGCCGCGGGAGATCTCGCGCTATTCGGCGAGGCCGGAAAGGAAACGGTCGACGCGCTCGTAAAGACGATCGAGGGCGGCGATCTGCTCACGCGACGCATTGTCCTCGTCGATCACGCGCCGGAAATCGACGCCTTGCTCGACGCCGAGATCGTGCCGCCTTGGAATGGGCGCGTCGGCGACGAGATCGACGTCGGATCGCACGCGCCGGGCGTGCCGCACTTTGGCACAGTCGTAAGCGGCGTGCGCGCTGGCGGTTCTCAGCCGTCGTCGATCTATGTCCAAATCATTGCGGGAAGCGGCGAGCAAACCGCGACATTTGATCTCGATCATCGTCTCGAGGGCGCGGCGACATGGTCGCGCGTCTCGTTTCTTGCGGCGGCCGGCTCTGTCTATCTCGACACATATGCGATTGGCGACGCGGTCGAGCTGCGCGCCCGCGGCCTAAACGCCGCAACGCCGCCGGATGCATCGGCTTGGACGGCGACGACAAAGGTTTACGTCGGCTCGCAGGATGCGCGAAAGCTCGATTTCTCGAAGCGCTTCAACGTAAGCGCGCTCGGCATGGGGTGGTAAAATGGCGGCTGCTGCAGCAACGAAAAACATTATCGACGGCGACAATGTCACCTTCGCGCAACGTGTCCTCGACGAAAGCGGGACGGGCGCGGGGCCTTTCGTGCCGGCCTCGATCCAGGCGCGGCCCGACGGCTCGCTGATCAAATCCGAATGGCAGGCGGTCGCGCCTTCCGGCGGGATCGTCAATTCGGTTACGCCGGCGGCGCTCGTCGCCGCGCCCGGCGCGACGCTGCGCCATTATCTGCAATCGCTCGACGTCGCCGCGATCAATATCGGCACGGCGACCGAGCTTGTCGTGCAAGAGGTGGGCGGCGGCGCTGTCCTGTGGCGCACCAAGATCGGCACGGCGGGGCTTCCCCTGTCCGGCGTCCGGTTCTCGCCGCCGATCAAAGCGGGCGTCAACGTCGGCCTTGAGGTTGCCACGCTCACGGCCGCTGGCGCGGGCTCGTCTGTGCACGTCAACGCGCGCGGTTTCGTCGCGGCCTAACGATCTCACAAAGGGAAACGAACATGCCTGCAGCGGCCGTCCGCTCGATTGATCTTCCGATCGCAACCGTCGCCGACGAAATTCTCGTCAACGCCGAGATTTCGAGCGTGCGTCGCACGGCGCGTATGCCTGTCTCGTCGCTGCTCAAGCAGCTTTCCAAGAGCATTCGCGTCGCAGCCGACGATTTCGGGGCGGTCGGCGACGCTATCGCCGACGACAAGGCGGCGATCGAGGCCGCCGCGGCGACGCTCACTTATGGCGGCTTTGTCGAATTGTCGCCGTTCAAGACCTATTACGTCTCGTCGCTCAATCTGCCTGCCGGCGTTGTTCTGCGGGGCACATTGGAGCGACCCGACTTTCGGCTTGCGCGAGACGCGACAATCCTTGCGACAACGCCGGGGCTCGCGCTCGCCTCCACCGGGACGATCACGCTTAATGACAATTCAGGGATTGTAAGTTGCTTCGTGAAGCGCGCGGGGATGACCTTCCCGACAACCAGTGTCGCAGGCTACGCCGGCAACGCGATAACCTTCGCCGGCGATGGGCCAGTGATCAGAAATGTTCTCGTTGTCGGCTTCTCGAAGGGTCTTGCCGAAAGTGCGGCTACGGTTAGCCGCTATGTCGTCGAGGGCTTTTATATTGACGCAATTTACGGCTGTTACATCGACAAGCCATCCTATGACACGTCGATCATGCGGGATGTTCATTGCTATCCCTTCGCGGCGCAGCCGAGCCTTTCCTATGCGTCAATGATTCGCTCCGGTTACGCGCTCTATCTGACCGGCGCGCAAGATAATACGATCATCGATAATTTTCTCGGATGGGGCCACCTTCACACCTTTCACCTCGAAGCAACCGGCTCGATCGACATGGGCTCGATCTGGTCCGACTATCCGACGAGCGTTTCGACGGCCGGGCAGATCGGGCTCTATCTCGGGCCAAATACGAATAATATCGTCATCGGCAATGCGCAGATTTGGGGCGGCACCAAGGGCATTCGCCAGGAGTGCAACAATACCGAGTCGATCCATATCGGCCTTTGCTCGATCGTCTCGACGTCCGGCGATGCGATCAGCTCGACCGGCGGTGAATTGTTCCTGCCTAATCTCAAGCTGCAGAATATCGGAGGCAATGGGCTCTCGATCGCCAACCCCGGATCGCACGTCTATGCGCGCGGTTATGCAATCAACGTGGCCGGGACGCTTGTCTCGCTTCCGGTCGGGGCGGCGCTCGGCTTTATCGACATAGATCTGCGAACCGATCCTTATTTCACGCCGAACGGAACGGCGCTGTTTGGCGGAAATCCGCTGCGCGGCTACGGCGTGACGGCGGCCGGAACGCTCGCGCTTCCTGCCAACGGCGACACGTTCCGGGTTGCCGGCACGACGACGATTTCGACGATTACCGGCGCATGGGGCGAGCGCAAGATCCGCCTGACTTTCACGGCCGCGACGACGATCGTCGAGACGGGCAATATCAATCTCGCGGGATCGGCGACGTTCTACACGGCCGCGGCCGGCGATTACATGGACCTTGCCTATAACGAGGACGTCTCGAAATGGGTTGAAATCGCGCGCGGGCCAACGCCTGCCCTCCCTGCGCCGCCGCGCGGCTTTTTGGCTGGCTTCACGCTGTCCAACAATGCTGTGTCGCCGAATACGAAAATCGACGTCTCGGCAGGATCGGCGGCCAATAGCACGAACGCGCGCTTTCTCACGGGACCGGCGGGCACGATCGATTGCGGCACGACGGGCGCAAACGGCCTCGACGCCGGGGCGCTCGCCAATAACACTTGGTATCACGCGTTTGTTATTCAGAAGGCCGACGGCACGTTTTCGCGTCTCGCCTCGACAAGCCTCGCCTCACCGACCCTGCCAAGCGGCTATGTCGATTTTCGATATGTCGGCTCATTCTGCACGAACGGCTCGGCGCAGATCCTCGCGTTTACGCAGATCGGCGACGTGTTTAAATGGGCGGCGGCTGTCGCCGACGTCTCGACGGCAAACATGGGCGTCACCAATGCGCTTTACGCGTTGACGGTTCCGCCGGGCGTCAAGGTGCAGCCGATCGTCGACATCGGCACGACGGCCGGAAATATCCTCGCTTTCAACGGCGACGAAACCGGCTATGCGCCAGGCGCAGGCAATATCTCGGTATCGCCCGGCCACACGGCTTACGGCACGGCGGGACAATCGGCGCACGTCTCGGATCTCTATACCGATACGTCGCGGCAAATTCGCGTGTGGGCCGACGCCGCAAACCGGCCTCTCTACATCTACACGCGCGGTTACGTGAATACGCGCGGGCGCTTCGACTGACGCAATCGAGACGAGACGGATCGACCGAAATGCGCATTTTCAATCTGATTTGGGGCAACAATACCTCGTGGCGGTGGACGCGCGATTTGTCGGCATGGGGAGATCTGCTCGCGGCCGGCGGAATCGTTCGCATGGAAGCGGCCTTTGCCGATGGCTCAAGCTATGAATGGGCCTCGGATGCAGTAAGCGGCGGGCAAGTCGAGATCATCAATTATGCAGCGGGCAAGTACCTCGGCGTTTTCAAGGCGCCGCTGCAGGATCTTCGCGGCAAGTCGAAAATTGCCAAGTATGATTGTCGCCTCGAAACGACAGGCGGGGCGCGTGCGCCTATGTTCGGCGGCGTGATCAACGTCAAGCCGGGCGTGACGACGACGGCGGCGGACTCGACGTCAACCGGCGTGAGCGGCATTCCCGACACGGTTCTCGTCGAGCGCGAAGCCGATCCCTCGCCCGTTCCCTTGCCGCTGGAATTGACGGCGGCAATTGCAGTCGCCCAAGCGGTCGAGGATCGTGCGCTCGCGGCGCTCGACGCGGTTACGGGGCTGTCCCCCGACGTTCATCTTGTCGACGCGTTCGGCGCAGATCTCGCGTTCGTCAATTCAACGCAAGTCAATCCTTGGAATATCCAGCTTAACGACGCTTTCGGCGCACTCATAGGGTTCGGCCAATGACCACGAAAACGCTAGTTGCCCTTTCCAATCTCGGAACGGATTTTGATACGACCGGGGCGCAAGTCGCGGGCAAGATCAATTTGTCTGCGGCAGTACGGGCGCAAATTGCGGCAGCGGCGGGCGCTGCGCAAAGGTCGGCAAACTTGTCGGACCTTGCAGATCCGGCGGCAGCGCGAACCAATCTCGGTCTCGGCACCGCCGCGCTGCTTGCTGCATCGACTTTGCTGCTCGGCGCAAACAATCTAAGCGACGTTGCCAATGCGGCGACGGCGCGAACCAATCTCGGGCTCGGTACGGCAGCCGTCCAGGCGGCGACCGCTTTTGAGCCGGCCGGAGCTTTGACGGCTGCGCAAGCTTATGCAGACGCAAAGATCACAGCTCTTATAAACGGCGCGCCCGGCATTCTGGATACGCTCGGAGAAATCGCGACCGCATTGCAAAATGACGAGTCGACCGCGGCGGCGCTGGCGACGACGGTCGCCGGCAAGCTTGCTAAGGCAAGCAACCTATCGGACCTCGCAAACGTCGCAACGGCGCGAACCAATCTCGGCCTTGCCGCGCTCGCGACGCTTGGCGTTGGCGCCGGCCTTTCATCGAGTGGCGGCAATCTCGTGCTCGGCGATGGCGTCGGCGTTACCTACGACGCAACAAATCGCGCGCTCACGCTCGGCGGGGCGACGGTCACAACCTCAAATCCTGTTCTCAATCTGTCGCAGACATGGAATGCGGGCGCGGTCGCGTTTACGGGCCTCAAGTTCAATGTGACGAATACGGCCAGCGCGGCGGGTTCGCTGCTCGCCGATTTGCAGGTCGGCGGGACAAGTGGCTTTAGCATTGACAAGGCGGGCATCGTCACAGGCGGCGCGCTCAATTCGGGCGCTTTCGTTCTCCGGTCTCCGTATCCTGGCTGGGTCAGCCTTGGGAATTCCACGAACGGCAATATTTTCAGTGTTCGTGGCGTTTCGCAGCCTTATGTCAACGTCAGCAAGGATGCGTCATTCGGATTTTCGAATGCGAGCGATGCTGGTGGGTCGCAGGATGTGGCGCTCTGGCGCGATGCAGCGAACACGCTCGCCCTTCGCAACGGCGTGAGCGCGCAGACGTTCCGCGTTTACAATACCTATACGGACGCCAGCAATTGGGAACGCGGCGCGATTGATTGGACCACGAACGCCGGCCAGTTGACGATCTCGACCGAAAAACTCGGCACCGGGGCCGCCCGATCCATTAGCATTCAGTCTGCGGCAAACGTGTTTATTTCGTCCGCCACAGGCCAAGAAATTCGGTTCTATAGCGGCGCGACGCTTCTCTCTCGTTTTGATGGCTCGGGAAACCTTTATCCGAATACGACCAACGGCCCTGAAATGGGTATTAGCGGGAATCAGTGGAAGTCGATTTTTGCCCGCGATCACTACGTCAACGGCGGCGCAGGCCTTGGCGGAACGACGGGCGTGATTTCGATCGGCAATGCAACTGCGCCCGCAAGCAACCCGACCGGCGGCGGCATTCTCTATGTGGAAGCCGGCGCTCTCAAATATCGCGGTTCGTCGGGAACCGTGACGACTATCGCAGCCGCTTAAACGAAAGGAAAAGCTATGTCGAATAATCCCATCGTGGTTTCGCTCGAAATCACCGACCAGATTCTCTGCGACGGCGTGACGTTCGCAATGAACCTGGCCAATGCAGGTCTTCCCGCCGAAGTGGCGGACGTCAACGAAGACGGCTCGCCGAAGATCGGCGAAGACGGCCAGCCGGTGATGATCCCGAATCCGAAGATCATCACGTCCGAGGCCGACTATGTCCGCCACGTCGGCGCGCAGGCGGTGCGTAGCTATGCGCAGCAGAAGGTGCTCGCCGACTTCAATAACGGCGACATTTCGAAAGCGCAGCGCGACGCCGCGCTGGCCGCGCTCGCCTGATCGAACAAACAAGCGAAGAAAGGAACGCAGACGCATGACGACCAATAGACACGCGCGCCGCGCAGCGGCGGCGAAAGAGGCTAAGGGCGACGCCAGCGCAATTGAGGGCGCGGCGCCGGCGGCCAATGACCAGGGCGGCCGGATCGACGGCAAGCCGTTTTCCGTCACTTTGACGGCCGAAGAAGGAACGGCGCTCTTGAACATGATCGACGGCCATGTGCGCTCGACGGGCCTCCGCGACGCCGGGCTGGCGCTCATGCTTGTCGCAAAGCTCGACAACGCTTTCCGCGCGGCGCAGGCCAAGGGCGCGCCGGCCAAGTAGCCTTTCGGCGGCGCACGCCGCCGCGAACGTCGCCGCCGGCCGCCGGCAAGAATAGCGGCCAAGAATTTCCCTTCCCGCAACGACAGACGTCTGCGCCGCGCGCTTTCGCGTGCGACGGCGCGCGCCTGCGCATTGGAGCGAAAACGATGGGCTTCGAGGTTCGCAATCACATTCTGCATTTGGACGGCAAGCCGGTCGCACAGAAGCCGTCGCCCAATCGCGGCGGCATCATGCGCGCGATCGACTATCTGATCGTCCATTATACGGGCGGCCTGTCCGCTTCGAGCGCGATCAATACGCTCACGAGCAAGGCGGCCAAGGTGTCGGCGCATTTCGTGATCGACCACGACGGGACCGTGACGCAGCTTTTGCCGTGCAACGTCGTCGGCTGGCACGCCGGCGTGTCGGCGTGGAAAGGCCGCTCGGGCTGCAATAATTTCACGATCGGAATCGAGCATGTGAATGCGGGCTTGCTCGGCCGTGTCGCAACTGGCGGCTTTATCGCACGTCTCGAAAAGAAGCCGATCCCGGCGAAAGACGTCGTACTGGCCGCGCACAAGAATGGCGGCGGCGTCGAGCCGTGGCAGGCCTACGATCCGCGCCAGCTCGCCGCCTCGATTGGCGTCGCGCAGGCGCTCGTGGCGGCCTACAAGCTCAAGGATATTCTCGGCCACGACGACATTGCGCCCAAGCGCAAGACAGATCCCGGCCCGGCCTTCCCGATGGCGGCTTACAAGTCGCGCACGCTCGGGCGCGCATGATGCGTCTCGCGCGTTGCCTTGCGCCGGCCTTGTTCCTGCTCGCCGCGGCGATTGCCCTTGCTGGTTGCGGGGCGATCAAGAGCGCGGCCGATCTCACGCTCGGCTGCGCGCAGCGTTCGGCCGGTTGCACATGAGATCGCGCGCGCCGCTGCGCCGGGCGGCCCGCGCGTCTTTTCAATCGGCGCTTTCTGCGGAGTAGAACATGCAGGGTTATTCGTCTGCCAGGAGACTGGCGATTTTCGCGCCGCCGCTTCTGGCGATCGGCGCGGGTTGCGTCCTCGCCGCTCTCGGCGCGCCGCTGCGCGATCTCGCGGTGGCCGTGCCGCTGATCATCGGCGCGGGCATTCTGGCCGGCCTCGCAGGCCGTAGGGCGGCGCTGGCCGTTTCGGCTACCGCCCTTGCGGCCGTACTGCTCGTCGGCGCTCACGGGCCGGCGCTGGCCGCCGAGAACACGATCAGGATCGCATGGGGCGATTGGGCGATCGGCGTCGTCGGCGTGATCATGACGGCCGGCGCGCCGATCCTGTTCCGCCTGTGGAATGCAATCGGTTTCATTCCGCCGGCGATCAAGACGCTGTTGACCGAGCAGCTTCTCAATCGCGCGCTCGATTACGGCTATGCGGCCGTCAAGGGCGCGGCGAAAGACAAGGTTCTCGAAATCCCTGTCGCCAATGAGGTTTTGCGCACGGCCGCGCAATACGCCCTCGACCACGGCGCGCCGTGGCTGCTCAAGTACATCGGCGATCTCGGCCCGAAACTGCTCGCGCGCATGGGCGCAAACGGCGCGCTACAGCCCGAGGCCTCGGCGCTTTCGGTCTATCTCGATCCGACCAGGCTTGAGCGCTGATATGCTGCTCAAGTGGCTTCTCTCGATCCTGACGGGCGCCTTGGGCGATGCGCTCGTCGGGATCGTTCGCGAATGGTTCGGCGCGCGCGAGACGAGATCCGCGCGCGTCGAGGCCGACCAGGCGCACGAGCGCGCCGGGGCGGCCGAGGCCGCAAACGAGACACACCAGACAATTTCGGACATTGCCAATGCGCGCGCAGATCTTCCGCCCGGCCCTGATAGTCCCGCTGATTTGGCTCGGCGCATGCGCGAGCGCGCCGCAGGAGACCGCGCCGCCGGTCGCGGCGATCAGGACGCCGGAAAATGACGCAGCCAAGCGTCGCACTGAAATCGCGCGCCAGCTCGCCAAGATCTGTCCCGGCGTCCTTACGCCGGGAGAACTCGACCGCTATGCGGGCGTCGTTGACCGGCTGGCGCAGGATCGCGACGCCGTGGCAATGGCCGGGCGGCTGTTCCGGTTCGATTCCGAGGCGCGCGTTTGCCGCGGGCTTCCGGTCGCCGGGGCGGCGCATGGCTGACGGCGCGACCGATTGGCTGCAGGCCGCCGGCTCGGCCGCTGCGGCGGGCGCGGCAGGCATTGTCACTGCCCTGATCGGCTATCTGACGGGCCGGGGCGTCAATAAGGAAACCGCCCGCAAGATCGCGGCCGAGGCGGACAAGCTCGGCGCAGAAACCGATCGCGCCGAAACCGACGCCGAGGCGGCGCTCGTGGCGGCTCTCAATGAGCGCATCGGCCTTCTGATCAAGGGTTACGAGCAGCGGATCGAAGATCTGACAAACGAGGTGCACAGTCTGCGCGCCGAGATCGTGTCATTGCGCAAGGCGCTTGACGAGCGCCCGTGAGGGGCGCCCAAGGCGCTCGGCGGCGATCCGTTCGGCCTGTAATTCGCCGGCGTTGTCGCCGGCGTCCGAAGCCCTCGGGGCGTTTCCTCCCTAGACTTGAAGGCCGGCCGGGCGAGATCCCGCGCCGGCCTTTTTCATGCGCCGCCCCATTCCCGGCGGATGGCTGCGACGTGGCGTCCGACCGCATAGGCGCTCAAGCCGAGCGCAACCCCGATTTCCACACGCGAGCAGCCTAGGTGCGTCAGCATGAACATGCGCACGGCTGCCCGATTGGCGCGGCCGATCTCGCGCGGGGCGGGAACGGCCGGGGAACGGCCGCCGGGATCTTGCGGGACTTTTGCGGGACTTTTCTTGCCGGTTTGTGCTTTTTCGTGCATATCTGTGCCGCTTTCGTTCATGCGCCGTCCGCGAGGATGGCCGGAAACGTCGAGTAAAATCAGGCGGTTATAAATCGCCGCGGGCGTAGTTCAGTGGTAGAACGACAGCTTCCCAAGCCGATTGCACAATCGCCGCACACGCCCGGTTCTCTAGGCCTCCCGCGCGATCCCGCTTTCGCTCGCGGGACTTTCTGCGGGACTTTTTGAGCCCCTGCGGCGCGCGCTGGTGCGGCGCAGCTCGTTGATCGCTATTTGGCAGCGCGTCCGCGCCTCGGCCGCCCGATGGATTTCGTTGACGCACGGCCGGTTGTTGCCGCGCAGCGTGACAAGCTGCATCGGCGTCCAACTGTCGGGAACGATCGGCGAAAGTTTCGCCATCGGGCCGAGCGCGGCCGCTGCGGCCTCTAGCGCCTCGATGGCTGTCGCTGTCGGCGATTTCGCCGCCGAGCGCTGCCGGCGCGGCGATCTATCCTTGGCGGTCATTTCTCAAGCCTTTCGGTTGTGCGACGGCCGGGCGCTGCGCGGCCTTCAATCTGATTTCGACCGGGCCGTTTCGCATGTCGCCTTGCATGATCCCGCAAAGCGCCGTCCGGTCGACCGGATCGAGGTTGCGCCACTTGGCGACCAAATAATCGCCGAGCATAAGGCCGCGCGGCGCGCCGCGCTGATTTGCGCCGACGCTGATCCCATGCGCCTTACACCAATCTTCGGCGGCGTGCTTGGCGGCGAAATCGCCTTTCTGATCAAACGTGATCAGCGTAACGTCGCGAATCTTTGGCGCGGTCATTTCTCGATTCCTTCGATTGCCGCTGGCGGAAACTGTGCGCGAAACGCTTCGAGCTGCGCGTGCGTCTTGAAACCAAACCATGTCCAACCATTGACAGTCGCGCCGCCCGTCTGCCATTCGCCGCCCTCGCCGAGAAAGGCTTCGCGGCCAAACTGCGCGCGGCACCAAGCGCGCATCGCTTGGTAATCGACGCAGCCGATCCGACCCGTGTGCACGTCAACGGCGATCGGAAACGATTGCCAGACGTCGCGCATAAGCTGATCGCGGCTGTCGTCGCCGCTGTTCATGCTCAAGATCTGCGCGTGCAAAGCTGTGGCGATCATTTCTCAAGCCTCCAATCTGTAGCGCGCGCGCTTCACGCCTAGATCTGGATTGCCGCGCCAGTGGCCTTGAACCAATTCGAGGCGGCCGTTTCGGATGCGCAAATGCGTGCGGCAGTAATGGTAAGCTCGCTCGCCAGTGAGATACGCCTCTCGCGCCGGGTGATCGGAATCGTCTTTCGGCGGCATGATCTTGAGCAGGATTTCCGACCATGCATTCAGCGGATAGGGAACGCCCGCAGCGCGCAGCGACTTGGCGAGGCCCTTTCCGAGCCCGGCGATGCTAATATCCTGGCAGGGCCATCCTCCCGCGATTGCATCGACGGCAATTCCATCTGCCCGCAATCTGTCGGCGGTAAGTTCTCGAATGTCGTCATAGCATGGGGTTTCCGGCCAATGTTTCGCCAAGATGCGTCTGGCGAACGGTTCGATTTCACAGAAAGCAACCGTCTTGAAATTGGAGGCGCGCTCTAAGCCAAGACTGAAGGCTCCCAAGCCGCTGAACAAGTCAAGCAAGCGATACGGCTCGCTCATTCCGCATCCTCTATCGCTTCGTTGACGCGCTTCACCGCTTCGTCTCTACGGCGATAAAGCGCATGGCGTTCTGTCGTGTCGGCTATGTCTGAAAACTCCAGGTGATTGAGTTCAACCAACAGCCTGTCGGCATCAATGAGCGCATTGCCGCCCATGCTGGCGAAATAAATCGCGTCAGCCCTGCATCGCTCTATGTGGGTGAGGGGGTCGGGGGTCATGGGGTTTCCCGCATGAATGGCGCAAACTCAAACCAGCGGTCGCCTTCGTCTGCGTAGTCACTCGCGCCATGCTTCTCTGGGTCATACCCGTCAGGCGCTTCCACGAGCAGCCCAAGTTTCTCTGCAAGGTCTTGCGCGTCAGCCCCGCTGAAATCTTGGCCCTCAAAAGCGTCTTGAAGCACCACGCGGGCAAACTTGATCAGCCCGCGAATTTCATTTTCAGTCGGCTCATTCATTGCCCCCTCCCCGCCATTAAGCCTGCGTGTGCAGATGCGTGTTAAGCCAAACCAATCAGTCGCTTTGCCGCCTTGTGCGCAGCCCAAGTCGCGCGCAAGATCTCGGCCGATTGCGCTGCCAAGGGGCGATAGTCGACCGTTCCGCCTTTGCCGCGCACGAGAATGCGCTCATGATCGAGATCGACGTCGCGCCATTCGAGCTTGCAGGCCTCGGCCCGGCGCAGGCCTTGCGCGAGCAGAAAGCGCACGATCTCGTGAAAGTCGGGCCGCAGCGCGGCAAAGAATGCCGACAATTCCTCGTCGCGGATCTCTCGGATGCGCTCGGGCGCCTCTTTCAGCTTGTGCGCCGCCCATTCGATCCGGCCGACCTTCTGTCCCCATAATTCCGCCCGGCGCAGGATCGCCCGCAAGGGCTCGACGCACGAGCGGTTGACCGTCGCCGGCGAGACGCCGCCGGCGCGCCGGCGCGCCACAAGGCCGGCGATCATGTTGTCGTCGATCGAGGAAATCAGCGTCGACATTCCGATCTCTTGCTGCAGCCAGGCGAGAAAGCGCTCGACGTCGCGCCAGTCGCGCCGATGCTGGCCTTTCTCCGTAAACCAACGCGACGAGGCCGCCGCGAAATTCATGGGCTCACGGCCCGAAAGCGCCTTTATTTCCTCGGCTTTTTTCGACCGGAGCGCGGCGACGAAACGCTCGGCGTCCGCTCGGTTCGCTGTCTCAGTCGATCCGCAAAATCGATGACGTCGCACGACAAAGTCGTATGACCACGTTTTTTCGCCTTTTCGCCTGTAGATTCCGGGGGCTTTGGCTGGCATTGCTGCAAACTCTGCGCTTGAAAAGCCGCGAGATCGGCCTCGCGAAACCGATAGGCCGGGCGCTTGAGGCCAAGGCCTACATTTACGAAAGCGAGTCTTCCCGAAAGGACAAGGTTGCGCAACTGGCGCGGCGAGACGTCGAGGCGCGCGGCGGCGGCGGCAAAATCGAGCAGGGGCGCGGTCATGCTGCGGCCTCGCGGATTTCGCCGCCGATAGTCGGCCCGGCGAGCGGGCGCACGAAAGCAACGCGGCCCGCAAGGCCGTACCAGGTCCAGCCTCCGCCGTTAAAGTCGGTCCATTCCGCTTTGCACCAAGCGACATAACCACGCTCGACCGGATCGTCATAAAATCCGGCAAACCGATGGACGATCAGGATCTCGACAGCCTCGCCAATTTCGCGCGGCCAATCGGGCTCGGCCGTCGCGCACGTCATGTCAATTTGCAGAAATGGCAGGCGCGCAATAACGCCGTCGATCTGGCGCCGCCAATATTCTGCCTCGGGCAAGGTAGGTCCGATCATCGGGCCGTCCGCAAACTATGCGACAACGCGCCGAGTCCGCACTTTGCGCAAAACTGCTCGCCGCCGTGGCCGTCGTCTATTTCGCGCCAGCCTGTCCAAACATGCTCGCATGGCCCGCCTCTCGCGCACGCGCAATAACAGCCTTGCCCGCCCGATACATGTACACGCGCGGTTGCCGGATCGAGGCCGTATTCCTCGCAAATGCGGGCTACCGTCTCAGCTCTCGCGGCGTCGCGACGCGCGCGCAGGACGTCGAAATTTACGCGCGGCAAATAGGCCGGCGCAGATCCAATGCCTCGGGCGGCGCGATTCAAAGCGGCGCGTTCGCTAGGATTCATGCGCAGTTCCCTCCGCCTCGTCTGCCAACTGCTCGAAGATCTCTCGCGCGGCCAGTGCGTGCGGGACGTACAGCGTCCAAAGCGGCGCGATCAGATCTCGATTGACGATGGCGTGTCCGGTCGCGGTCGAAATGATCGGCTTGAGAATGATCACCGGCGTTTCGGGATCGCGAAACTCGACGGCGCGCGCAATCGAACGGGCCGCGGCCTTGGTGCGCTCGTCGGCTCGCATGGCGTCGGATTGTTCCGGCGAATTGCTCATGGCTAATCCCCTGTATTCGATCGGCGCATGAGGCGCGCGAGCGCGAGAAAAGCGAAAAATCCGGCGATCACGAACAAGACGACGGCCGCGCCTTCGCGCGAAAGCGTCGCGTTGCCGAAAGCGGCGTCGATCGCATTTCTGATCGCAATAAGTTTGCTCATGGGGCGGCCTCGCATGTCGGCCGGTTCGCCATTTCGAGCAAAACGTCGGCGTGACACGGCGCATCGAGCGCGCACCAACATGCGAGATTTCTGCCGCGCAGGCGGGGCAGGGCGGCGCGCACGGCGTCCGGTCGATCGCCGGGCAGGGTCACATATTCGCGAAAGCAGGCGACGGCGTCCTCGACCGTCGGCACGGCAATATAGCCGCCGAAAGCATGATCGCGCGTCATGACGCGAGATCCGCCGAATTGAAGGCCGGGCCGACGCTGCGGCAAGACTGAAAACGGATTGCCGAAGATCGAGGGCCGCGCGACTTTCACGGCGGCCAGGCCGTTCGCTGCGCGCGAAACCTCTTGCAGATTGAAGCCTCGGCCGCGAGACAGGCGCAAACGGATTGGCGCGCTCATTTGCCGCCCTCGACCGGCGGCGGCGGCGCCATGTTCGGGCGCTTGCCGATCGCGTACAGGGCCGACGCCAGCATGACGAGCGCGCCCTCGCCGCGCATGTGCGCGAAGCTCGCAAAGAAATCGCGCTCGGGCTGATCGCCGAAAGCCGTTTCCTTTGCGCGGATCTCGTACTCGTCGGCGACGTCTGGCGAAAGCTCGTGTTTCGAGACGTTGGCGATCTCGGCCTCGCCGACCACGCGCGCTTTCGTCTTGTCGCCATAAGGCCAGATCTCGACTCGCACGACGATCATGCGCGCGCCCTCGTCTTGCGCGGGATTTCCTGCGCAATTTCGACCTTGATCCCGAGCCGGTTCTCGCCGACCGAGGCGGCGCGCGTCACGGCGCGGTCGAATGTCTGGCGCATCGTGCGGCGATGCGCGGGCTTTTCGATCGAGCAAAGGACGCTTCCGGCGGCCGACGCGAGCGCGCCGAGGACGGCGTTGATCTGCGGCGCGCGCTTGTCCTCGCGCAGCTCGCGGCCGTATTTCTGGATTGTAGCCGTCAAGGCCAGCGTGAGCGCATCGCACTGGCGTTGATCCTCGGATTTGATCGCTTCCGCCGGCGCGGCCTGTTGCGGCTGCATTGCGCTCACTCCGCTGCGACGGCGGCGACGGGCGCAGCCGTCAACATGCGATTGACGTAAAACACGCCGTCCTCCCGGCGGAAACGCTCGATCCCGAGATTTTTCGCGATGTTCCCGAAAGAGCTGATAGCCGGACGATCGTCGATCGCTTTCTCGATGCACCATTCCAGAAAGGCGGCGTGACAATCCGCCGCTTTCAAGCGCTGGCCGTCGGCGCGACGCGTGCGCTCGGCGAAAAATCGAACAACGGCTGCGGCCTGTTCGCGCAGGCGATCCGTGCGCGGCTCGTCGTGGCGGGCTTTGGGACGGGCCGGCTGGCTTTCCTCGTCGGCGTCGATCGCCTGCGCCATTGCCTCGGCGAGCGAGCGCGCATCCTGCGCCGGCGCGGCGGGCTCGGGTTTCGGCATGGCCTCAAGCCAGGCGGACCACGGCGCGGGAAGCCATTTCTTGTCGGATGCGACGCGCGCCGCCTCGTCGGCCACCTTGGCGGCGGAAAACTTGCGCGCATCCTGCTCGGCCGTCGCGCCAATGCATTCCCGGATCACGCCGAGCGCGGCCCCTTTCGCTGCGGCCTCGAAATAGGCCTTGCGATCGAGCGCGCTATCGAGCGCGCCGCCAATGTCGGAAATCTGGCCGACGGCACAGACGATCGCGCCCATGTCGTCGGGCTCGAATCCGACGACGTTGATCGAGCGCGCGATCAGCGCGGCGAAAGCCGTCGTCAAATCGCCAAGCGGGGCCGCTATGCAACGCGCGAGCGCCGCCGGGGCGGAAAGGCCGGCAATCTCGTCGAGCAGATCGTGCGGCTTTCGCACGCCGCCATAGCCGACGATCAGCGTCGCAATCGAGCGGCCTTGCGATCCCATGGATGCAACCGCAAGGGCGAGCGCGAGATTGACGTTGATGGCCGCGCATTCGGCCAGGGCGCGCGAAAGCGCAGCGTCCATGAGCGGGCGCAGGGCGCGGCGCTCTTTCGCCGGCGCAGCGGCCGGCGCGGTCGGTTGTGTCGGCTTGTCGCCCTGCTCGCGCGCCTCGATCCGCGCGTCGGCCGCCTCGTCGAGATCCTGCTCGGATTCCGCGAGGGCGACGACGGCGGCCTTGTCCTCGACGCGCAGCAATCCGCCCTCGATCGTTACCTTGCCGTCCTGCTCGATCTTCAAAATGCAGCCGAGGCGCGCTCGCGCGCCGGCCGAGACGCCGCGCGTCCAGGCGCGCCGCTCGATCGCGTCGGCCTCGTCCATAAGGCGCGCGTAAGTGGCATCGTCGCAGCCTTCGAGATCCTGCGCGTCGATCTCGGCGAGACGATCCTTGTCGGCCTGCGAATAATCGGCGCTTCCGATTGTCTCATAGGCCGAGGGATCGCCGGCGATGGCGTCGAATTGCGTCGCGCACCATTTCCAGCCCTGATCGGCTTTCAGCCGGTCGGCAATCGAGCGCAGCTTGCTTTCGGCGACCGTGCGCAACAGCGGGCCATTCTGGAAAAAAGAATGTTCCTCGAAAAGCTCGGCCTCGATCGCGCCGCCGGCGGCAAGATATTCCTCGCGCGCAAAGACGGCGAGCGAATGCGTGGCGATGATCGCGTCGCCGCGCAACAAGCGACGGATCTGCGCGACGTCGTTGCGCGCCTCGCCGGAAAGCGCATGGAAAATCTCAAGCTGCTTGGCGTGGTCGCGCGTGACAAGATAGGCCTTGGCGACGTCGGCCGTGATCTCGTCGGCCTTCCATGCGGCGCGGATCTCGGCCGCGAGATCGCGGCCAAGCGCAAGCGAGCGCATGACGTCGAGCCGATCAAGCCGGAAATGCGTTGCAATCTCGGCCTCGGTTCGGCCGGCGAGGATCATGCGGGCGAAGGCCTGATAGCGCTCGACGGGATGCAGGCCGAGCCGATGGAAATTCGCGGCGAGCGCTATCTCGCTCTTGGCCGCTTCCGTGCCGACGATCTCGACGACGTCGATCGACTTGTCGGCCGGGATCTCGCCAGCCTCCACCAAGCGGCGCAGTGCGCGCAGGCGGCGCGAGCCGTCAAGCGCCAGAAAGCCGGCGGCGGGATCTTCCGGCAGGCCGATGATCCCCTTTCGCTCGACAAGAATATCCTCGATCACGCCATTTGCGCGGATCGAGGCGGCAAGGCCGTCGAGATCGGCGTCGTCGACTTGCTGGCGCGGATTGAGCGGCGAGACGCCGACGATCAGAGAAAGCGGGACCGAGTGCGGTACGCGCATAATCATTGCAACGTCCTTTCTGTGGAAAAACGGGCTTGCTCGGCCTCGCGCCGGCGGCGCTCGGCCATGCGTTCGATAAAGGCGCGGCCTTCGACGAGGCGGGCGGCCTCGCGCTGGCGCAGGCTGGCGAAAGATTCGCGGCGGGCGATCGACATGCGGGCCAGGCGCTCGCCCTCGCGCGTGATACGGACGCAATCGCTGTCCTCGGCCGGCGCGAAAAGCTTGAGGCCGATCAAAACGCGCATCACGGCGGCCTTGCAGACGACGCGATCGGGATGCGTCATGCTGCGAACTTCGCCGTTATCCCAAAAGGCGAGCGCGGCCTTGGCGCCCGCTTCGAGCGTGTCGCGCATGGCGTCGTCGAGGCCGGCGAGCGGATCTCGGATTTTGGGCCGGGGCAGGAAGCGGGGCCGGCGCGTCGTCATGGCTGGCCGCTGGCGGTATCGCGCGGGGCGAGGGCGAGTTGCTGGCGGCCGGCTGCGCGCGCCGCGATCGCCTTGTCGATCTCGGCCTGCAGATCCTCGCAAACGCGTTGCACGCGCGTCGCGACGCCCGGCCCAAAGCGGACCATTGCCTTTTCGGCCAGCTCGGCGAGGTTCACGGCTGCGCAAAGCGCCTCGAAGATCTTGCCGGCTTCGACGAGGCCGCGCACGGCGCGCGCGGTTTCGTTCATGACGCGCAGGAAATCGAAGATCGAGACGGCTGCGGCGGCCTGTTCGTTGGCGCGCTGCATGGCGCCCTCGAAAGCGTCCTGCAGCTCGGCCGGCTTCACAGCGGCCAGCCTGTGACGATCGAGAACAGCGCGAGGCCGAGCGCGCAGATCAGCGTGAGGGCGGCGGCGACGCCCGCGCCGTCGGACTGCCGGCGCACAAGAAAAGGATGATCAGCGCAGGGCGGGAGATCGGTTAGCAGTTGCATAGATCGCCTCGTCGATTGATTCGGGCGATCTATTAAGCGCATAAAGTTGCGCAACGTGCAACTTTGCAGACGGCAATCGGATACAAAGAAATTGGCCGCAGCGGTCAAGGCGCTGGCGGCTCAATCGTAATTTTGATTGATCAGCTCGCCTTGCGCCGTGGAAAGGCCGCTTCGAGCGTGTTCTTGATCCGATCGATCTCGTCCCGCGGGCGGTTCTGCAGGAAGCGCGCAAGCCAGTCGTCGTCGGGATGGCGGAATAGGGCCTCGGGTTCGACGGCGAAAAAGGGCGCGAGCTTTTCTTGCCAATCGAGGCCAGGCGTCGACCCGTGAAACCAACGGGAGACCAAGCTCTTATCGGCATTCAGTTCTTTAGCTAAATCGGCTTGCTTCAGCCCGCGCGCGTCCGCCCATTCAGCGATGTAATGGGGGCGGCGAGGCTGTTTCTGCCCGAAAACGCGCTCGACCGTCATAGTTGCGAACATAGCAACCCCACGCGCCGCCGGCGTTAACACAACTTGCAAGCCAGACGGTTGACACTTGGTTGCATGTTGCGCAACTTTTTGCGGCATGACAAGCACTGATTCGCCAACGCCCGGCCCAAAGGGCGTCGATCTCAAGGCCTTGCTCGCCGCTCGCGGCCTCAAGCTCACCGACCTTGCCGCACGTCTCGGCAAGCACAAGGGCAACATAAGCCATTGGGCGAAAACGCGAGTCCCTGCCGAGCGGGTTCTCGACGTATCGGAAGCGACCGGGATTCCGCCCCACGAGATCCGCCCCGACGTTTTTCCGGCCGTTGCCGCCCAATGAGCGCTCGACCTTTCCCTTTCCGCACTCGGGCGGCGCGGTTCGCGCCATCGGCCGCGCCGCCCGTTCCGGCCGCCGGCGATCCTTTCCCTCGACGCGCCGGCGGCCGAGGCCAGCGGTTCCGATTGTCCTAGTCGCGTTGCGTTTCGTTCCCGCTTAGGCGGCGCGATCGTTGCCCGGATCGCGCCGCCCTTCCCTCGGGCTCGGGCATTCGAGGTTCCCATGCGTCCCAGTGCTGCAGGATACGCCGCCGGCCTTGCCGGCGCGGCCATCGAGACTTGTCCGCATTTCCATATGTCCGGTTACGCGCAGGAATGGCGCGAGGGCTGGCGCAGGGGAATGAAAGAGCGCGACCGTCGCGCGGCGGCGGCGCTCGGGCCGGACCATTTCGACGCGATCGTGTGCGCGGCGCTGGCGCGCGGCGAGCGCCCGCAATGGGGCCTGACATGAGCGCGCTGCGCAGCCTCGGGCGCGGGATCGGTTTCGCCTGTCTCGTGCCGCTTGCCATCTTCGCCGGCCTTGCCGTGGCCGTCGTGCTGGCCGCTGCCTTCGCGCTCCGCACGGCGCGTCTCGTTTTCTTCGTGGCATTCGGCCGCGCCTTTCCGCTTTGAGGGCTGACGTGTCGAACAGACAACGCGAAAACCTTGCTGCGCGCCGCGAGCAGACGACGATCACGACGGCTTTCGGGCCGTCGGCGTACAAGATCTCTATCGGCGCATATCCCGACGGCCGGCCGGCCGAGGTTTTCATATCGACCGACAAGGCCTCGACGGATCTCGAAGCCATCGCGCGCGACGCCGCGATCATGATCTCGATTGCGCTGCAGTACGGCGCGAAACTCGAAGATCTGCGCTCGGCTGCAGCACGAGACGCGCAGGGCTTTGCGTCCTCGATCATCGGGCACACGCTCGATCTCGTGGCGGCGGAATGCGAGGGGCGGACATGATCGATTGCGAGCTGCAGATCGACGTGCCGGGCGATCGAACAATCACGATTGCCGCAAAACGGCAGTGTGACGCAAGCGCGTGGGCCGCAAGTCGGATTGTCGGCCCTGACTACATGCAAGTCGACGGCTTTTACGTTTGGACGATTACGCACATTGAAACCGGGTTAGCGCTCCGGTCGGCGCACAATGCGCTTTGCGAGGCGGAAGCGTGCGCGCTGGCGCTTTATCTCGATTCAATCGTCGGAAAACATCGCGAGGGCGAGACGCTAGACGCTTATCGCGCGCGCACGGCCGAGGCGCTGCTGGCGTATGATCAGCAAACGGATTGCTTGTATCCCGAGGCGCGGCGCAGGCTCAAGAAGATCGCGAAGGGCGCTCGCCCGTGATCGCTGCAGCCATTCGATACGCCGAGCGCGGGTTCCCGGTTTTCCCGTGCCGCGAGACGTCCGACAAGGCGCAGGGCTCGAAAGCGCCGTATCTGTCCGGCGAAACCAAGCCGGGCGCAAAAGACGGCGGGCATTGGCTGGCGACGACGAGCGTTGACGAAATCGAAACTTGGTGGCGGCGCTGGCCGCACGCGTTGATCGGCTTTCCGACGGGCGAGCGCAGCGCGACCGTCGTCGTCGATCTGGATCCTAAAGATCACAAGCTCGCCGACATGTATCGCGCCCTGTGCGATTGGTGCGGCGGCGACATGCGCGGCGTCGAGCCGAGCGACGGCGAATTGATCCTGCCAGGCGCAGCACTCACGCAAAGCGGCGGGCTGCATCTGTATTATCTCTATCCCTCGACCAAGAATCTGCAGGCGCTCGGCCTGCCGCAAGTCGGCAACCGCGGCGACATGTTCAAGCATTTCGTGGCGCATGGCGAGGCCGCGCCGGTGCTGGCGCATATCGACGTGCGCGGCGAGGGCGGCTATGTGATCGCGCCGCCGTCCGTCATGAGCAACGGCGCAAAATATCGTTGGCTCGTGCCGCCCAAGGGCGCGGGCGGCGGCCGGTTCCGCCTGCCCTATATGCCCGATGCACTCGTCGAGATCGTCTGCGGCCTGCGCATTCCGAAGGCCGCCCAGGCCGAGCAGGAAAAGCGCGCCGAAAAGGCGGCGCGGTTCTCGGGCAATGCGATCACCGATCAGCGCGTGCGCGCCTATGTCAAAAGCATGGTCGACGGCGCGCTCAATTTTTCCGCCATCGCCGGCGAGGGCAACCGAAACGCCGCCGTGTATTGGGCGGCGACACGCCTCGCGCAATTTGTAAAAAGCGGCCATCTCTCGCGCGCCGAGGCCGAGGCGCTGCTCTACGCGCATTTGCCGGCGGGCGTCTCGCCGGGCGAGCGCAAGATCCAGGGCACGATAAAATCGGGGCTCAATAGCACACAAGTCGTCGCGTTCGATCCCGCGCAGCTCGACGAGGGCCGGCCGTGAGCGGACTCAAGGCGCATCCTTTTGCCGAGATCTTCCCGCTGATCGAGGGCGCGGATTTCGAGGCGCTTGTCGCCGACATAAAGGCCAAGGGGCTGCAAACCAAGATCGTGCTTTACGAGGGAATGATCCTCGACGGGCGCAACCGCTTCCGCGCGTGCAAAGCCGCCGGCGTGCCTGCCGATTACGAGGCTTATCGCGGCACAGATCCATTGGGATTCGTTCTGTCGCTTAATCTGTCGCGGCGTCACCTAAACGAGACGCAGCGCGCGCTCGTCGCGGCAAAGCTAGAAACATTTTCGCACGGCGGCTCGCGCTCGCCGTCGCCAGCCGAGCCGGGCCGAAATGCAAATTTTCACGTTGACGTGACGCGGGCGAAAGCGGCCGAGCTATTGCACGTTTCGCCGCGATCGGTAGCCAGCGCTAAAGAAGTTCTCACGCGTGGCGACGCGGCGCTCGTCAATGCGGCGATGCAAGGCAAGATCGCCGTGAGCGCCGCGGCTGCAGCCTTGGCTGCGCCGGTCGAGGTACAGCGCGCCATTGCCGATCGTGCGCAGGCTGGCGACGTCAATGCGGCGCGGATCGAGATCAAGAAAGCTGCGCGAAGCGCTAGCGAGCAGGCGCTCGGCGCGAAGCAGATCGCCTTGCCGCAAAAAAAATATGGGCTGATCTATGCCGATCCCGAATGGCGCGAGGAAGTATGGTCGCGCGAAACGGGCCTCGATCGAGCGCCGGAAAATCATTATCCGACGTCCTCGGTCGAGGACATTTGCAAGCGCGACGTTCGCTCGATCGCGGCCGACAATTGCGTCCTCGCTCTCTGGCGCAAGAGCAACAATCCGCATCATGCCTTGCAAGTCATGACGGCGTGGGGCTTCGAGTTCCGCGCCGAGATCATTTGGGACAAGGGGCGGATCGGGCCGGGGCGTTGGTTCCGAAACAAGCATGAAGCCTTGTGGATCGGCGTGCGCGGCAACGTGCCTGCGCCTGCGCCCGGCACGCAATGGGAAAGCATCATCGAGGCGCTGCGCTCGGCTCATAGCGCCAAGCCGGAAAAATTCGCCGAAATGCTGGAAGCGTATTTTCCGACCCTGCCAAAGATCGAATTGAACAGGCGCGGGCCGCCGCGGCCAGGTTGGGACGCGTGGGGCAATGAGGCCGTGACACAATGACCGACGCCGACGAGATCATGCGCGCGGTCGAGGAAGCCGTCGGGCCTGCGACGCCGATCGAGGACGTCGCGCCGGCGGGCGCAAGCGCCAATGTGGAAAAATCGCCGGACACGCCCGCGCCCGACGAGCAGCGGGCCGTCGGCGACGCCAGCGACGACGTCACGCCGACCGGCGACGCGCCGCGAGGCGAGGATTTCAACGGAAGCGACGTAATCGAGCATTTCAATCGCGAATGGGCCTTGTGCCTGATCGGAAAGGCGGCCGTCTTGCTGCGCGAGCAGACGACGGGGCCGATCGAGGATCGCGTGCGCCTTGTCTCGCTCGATGCGTTCAAGTCCTACCACTCAAATCGCTATACGCTTGTCGAAAGCGATTCCGGCCAGATGGTCCGCAAGCTTTGGGCGCCGTACTGGCTCTCGCATCGCAGGCGGCGGACGTATGACGGGATCGAGTTCTTTCCCGATTCCGGCGACGCCAAGGGCACGCGCAATTATTTCAATCTGTGGCGCGGGTTCGCGATCAAGCCGGATTTCGAGACGCCAGCGGCCGAGCGGCACAAGAAATACTCGGTCTTTCGCGATCACCTTTTCACGAATATCTGTGAATCGAACAAGCCGCTTTTCGACTGGTTTTTCGGATGGTGCGCGCACATTTACCAACGCCCGCGCGAGCGCTTGGGAACGGCGATCGTGCTGCGCGGCGGCGAGGGATGGGGCAAGTCGAAAGTCGGCGAGGTTATCGGATCGCTCGCGCCCTCGCACTATTTCCCGGTCGACGATCCTCGATACTTGACCGGGCAGTTTAACGCTCACATGGCGTCGTGCCTGTTGCTGCAAATCGACGAGGGGTTTTGGGCTGGCGACAAGGCGGCCGAGGGCCGTCTCAAGGGCCTGATCACTGCGCCAAAGCAAATGATCGAGGCAAAGGGCGTCGATCCGATCCGCCTCGACAATTACGTGCGCCTTCTCTTTTCGTCCAATGAAGATTGGGTTGTGCCGGTCGGCCTCGACGGGCGGCGCTTTTGCGTTCTCGACGTCTCGGATCGTGTCGCGCGCAACGCGCAATATTTCGGCGAAATGGAAAGGCAGCTCGCCGACGGCGGGCGCGAGGCGCTGCTCGCGGATCTTCTCTCGTTCGATCTCAATTCGATCAATCTGCGCGACGTGCCGAAAACGGGCGCGCTGCTTGAGCAAAAGCTGCGCTCGATGGACCCGCAAACAAGCTGGTGGTTTGAGCGATTATCCGAGGGATCGGCCACCAGGCGCGCGGCCCAGTGGAATAGGCATGTCCCGGTCGACACGCTCTTTCGCGATTATCTGCACACGTCCGATCAGATCGGCGTCAAGCGCAAGGCCGAGAAAACCGCTTTCGGCATGAAAATGCACAAGCTCGTGCCGGGCCTCAAGATCACCAAGCGGACGATGGTTATCGACGAGTGGGACGAAGCGAAACGGCAAACAACCGAGGTACAGAAACGCGTGCCCTGCTACACGCTGCCGCCGTTGATCGAATGCCGCGAGCATTTCGAGACGCTGACTCAGCAAGCCGTCAAATGGCTGATCGACGAGCCTGCCGGCGAGGACGGCCAGGCGGGAGACGATCGGCACGAGCGGGACGATCGCGATTATGTGTGAGCGCGGGAGAGAGAGACGTTTCGCGCGATTTTTTCGCGGCTGCTCGCGCTCGCCTTCGAGCGCTGCGGCCGACCTGTCCGACCTTTCTCGCGGATTTCCGAAAGGTCGGCCGCGATCTAGCCTTAGAGAAATAAGGCGGTGTCCGACCTGTCCGACCTGTCCGACCTTTTTCCTCGTGTGTGCGCGTGCGCGCGCGATGGCAGGAAGGCGGGCGAAGGCGGCAAACGATGTTTGTCGTAACCCTAAAAAAGGTCGGACAGGTCGGACAGGTCGGACACTCCCAATAAACTCTAGGCGTTTCCCCTGTCCTACCTTTCTCTTTTCTCAAAAAAAGGTCGGACAGGTCGGACACTTGCCGGCTTTGCGTCTCGCGTTGCGCGTCTCGATCATGGAAAGGGGCTGATATGTGGCGCATCCTCGTCGTCAACTCGGGATCTCTGCTCGATGCAGCCAACATGCTGCAGTTTTTTGGCGTCGGTCCGGCCGATGTATTCGCGCCCTACATTCTGCGGCGCGTGCCGGATCTGCGGTTGCATCCTCGGATCGAGAAAGTCGGCAGGCGTCGGCGCAAGGTGCAACCGATGCGCAACCATGTCGCGCCGATGTTCCCCGGCTACGCCTTTGTGCGCTGCGCCGATCCCGTCGCTTGCGGCAAGGTCGACTGGATCATGCAAGGGCGTGGCGCGTTGCTGCGGCCGAGCCTCGCCGATCCGCCGAGCGCGATCTCGGGCGAGTGGATCGAGGCGCTGCAGGGCTTGGGCGGCTGCGACGTCAAAGGCCGTTGGCTGATCGGCGAGGGCGTCGTGCGCGACGAGTGGCGAGGCGCGCCGGATGCGCTCGCCAAGGCGCTGGCGAGCGGCAAGGCTTACGACGTCGATATTGTCGGCGGCATGTTCGTGGGCCACGTCGCGCAGATCGAGCCTATCGTCAAGCCGGAAGCGCTTGCCGATGCGATGCGACGCCTTGACGAATCGGGGCGCATTAAGGTTTGCTTGTCGCTGTTCGGAAGCGCTCGAAGCGTCGAGCTGCCACGAGAACAGGTCGAGCTTGTCGGCGAGAGTATGCCGGACAAGGCGTTAGACCAAGGCGCGCAGGCAAAGAAGCCAGGCAAGAGCCCGCTTCGCCCGCTCGCCGAGCAGGCCGCCGGCTGACAAGCCGAAAGCCTGCGACGCGCGAAGCGCGGCCGGCCTATCCCCCCGCCCCAATAGGTTCTTCCGGCGCGGCTTGAACACGGAAAAGGCGGGGG